GTGACTCTGACGGGACAATCGGAGACTCACGGCATTCAGCCCGAAAGAGCGATCATAACCCTGACCCTGATTCAGGGTACGTCCGCGCTCTCGATCTCGATGTTGATTTCGACAAGTCAGCCAATACAGCTGCTTACATTGCCGACCAGATACGAACTCTCGCCAAGACAGATAAACGCATTGCATATGTTATCTTTAACAAAAAGATTGCAAGCCCTAGAAGCCTTTGGCGCTGGCGCAAGTACACCGGAGTCAATCCGCACACCAGTCACATTCACATCAGCTTTACAAAAGCTGGCGACACGGATTCGAAGTTTTTTAACATCCCATTACTAGGAGGAACAGATGAGCCAAGACCTAATAAAGATGCTGGGAACATGGGCGAGAGCGTTCGTAACTGCAGCCCTTGCACTTGTTGCTGCCGGAGAGACTGATCCTAAGAGCATCGCATACGCCGGTGCATTAGCGGTTATCCCACCGATTCTACGTTGGTTGAATCCTAAAGATGATTCTTATGGTATGCGGTGAGCGCGAATGAATGGGCGGGATTTACTCTCGCTATTGCCTCAACGATTGCTATATTTATTGGCGGTTTGCGTTATCTGGTTCGCGGTTGGTTGTGGACTCTTACGCCGAATGGTGGATCATCTCTCGCTGACCGATTGGCAAGAATAGAGACACGCCAAGAGGCGATCTTGGAGTTATTGAAAAAGTAAGGGACACTTATCCACATGGCAAGAAAATCAACTAAGCAGCTTGAGGATCAAGGTTACTCAAAACTCGATGCATACTGTATCGGGATGTATGAGTTTTACAACAGCCTTTTAAAGTCCGGCTTTGCTGACGACTTGGCACTAGCCATAATTGTTGAGCCTAATTCATATCCTCGCTGGATCTTGCCTGATCCAATCGACCCCGAGAAGTTTGGGGATTACCAGGATGATGAGGATGACGATTAAGCGCATTGTTATAGTTTCAGACTTACAAGTGCCTTACCATGACAGGGTTGCAACTCGTAACCTTGCCAGTTTTATATCTAAGTTTAAGCCCGACCAAGTAGTAACTATTGGCGATGAAATCGACCTACCCCAAATAAGCAAGTGGGAGGAGGGTCGCATGGGCTCATATGCCCAAACCCTAGACGATGATCGCAATGAGGCTGTGCAGCTTCTCTGGGAATTAGGCGTAACTGACTGCATTAGGTCAAACCACACAGATCGCCTGTATAACGTAATCATGGCTAAGGTGCCAGCGTTTGGCGCTTTGCCAGAGCTGCGCTTTGAGAAGTTTATGCGCTTTGATGAATTGGGCATCACATACCATAAGAACCCTATGCCGATCGCACCTGGTTGGATCGCAGTCCATGGCGACCATACACCCATCAAACCACAGGGCGGGTTATCAGCCTTGGAAGCGGCTCGTAGGCATGGTAAGAACGTCATCTCAGGTCATACTCACAGAGCAGGGCGTAGTGCCTTCTCAGAGGCCTCAGGAGGCCGTATAGGGCGTGTTCTCCATGGTGTTGAGGTTGGCAACCTTATGGACTTTAAACAGGCTCACTACACCAAGGGATCGGCGAACTGGCAACAGGCTTTCGCCATCATGTACGTAAATAAGAACAAAGTCCAGGTAGACATCATTAACATCGAAAAGGATGGAACCTTCATTGTTGCCGGAAAGTCTTACGGCAGAGCCCGATAAATCGTTACCGTTTCGTTATCAAAATAAACGTGTAAATGTCTGCCAAGTGTGAGACCGTAATCCAGTAGCCAACCCAGGCTACGGAATCGGGAGTAACAAAATGGATCTACAAGTACCAATCATAGTTTTATTAATAGTCGCTAATGTGCTTTGGTTTATTGTCGGCTGGGGCAAAGGTTTTCAAGAAGGCAAGCGCGAAGGTTTAGTAGTGGGCAAGAACTCTCAGCGTGTGAGTGAAAATGCGCGCTGATGACATCCTTGACGAAGCCAAAGACCTTATCCAAGACCGAGGCAAAGATTACGGCTTGGCAGCTCTCAATCACCTTCGAATTGCCAAACTCTGGTCAGCCTACCTTGAACGTAACATCGAGCCTCACGAAGTCGCAATCTGTATGGCACTTGTCAAAATCTCACGCTTACAAGAGACAAGCCTCCACGCAGACAGTTACAAAGACGGCGCAGCATACATTGCGCTCGCTGGACAGATTGCATCAACTGATTGGAGTGACCTTGACAGTTATTAAGGCAGCTCCTGGCGTTTGGTGCGATTACTGCAAATCACGATGGGGGACTATCCAGGTAAACGGACGTACCGAAATGCACCCTAACGCACAAAAAGGTGCATTGTACACAGTCATTAGCAATCATCCACGTAGCCAAGGCGTTCGCAGACATTATTGCAACAGCTGCGCCATCGAGGTGCAGACATGGGCAGACGGTACTGTTTGGTCATTACCGGAACAAACCGATTATCTAATGAAACAAGAGGAGTTACCAAGTGTTTAATTTGGCAGATTACGAGACAGTTGAAACCCGTTTAGAGAAGTTCATCAAAGACTTTCCTGACTTTCGCATAAGCACAGAACTGGAGTCATTTCAGAATGATCGATTTATTGTTAAAGCATACTTATATAGAACTTTCGCAGATAGCGTGGCGTTTTCCACCGGATACGCTGAGGAGAAGGTTACTGATCGCGGTGTTAATTCGACTTCAGCTTTGGAAAACTGTGAGACTTCAGCGATCGGTAGAGCGCTTGCAAACGGAGGTTATGCAGCTAAAGGCAAGAGACCCTCAAGAGAGGAAATGAGCAAGGTTGAGCGACTAAGCGCAAAGGACATTGCAAAGGCTAAAGACGTACCAAGTTTTAAGACTAAAGAGGAGGCACTAGCTGCCGATCCTTGGACTAACGATCCAATCTACGGTGATCCTAAGCAACCAGAGGCAATCAGCGCAGCTGAGGCTATTGCCAATGTTGAAAACATCTTGGGAGTTCAAAACCATGAAGAGTGCGAGCATGGTGAGATGAAATGGAAAGAGGGCGAAAAGAACGGTCGCGCTTGGGGCGGATTCTTTTGCCCAGGCGGAAACATTGCACCGGCTCAGAACTGCCCTACCCGTTGGTACAACCTTGCCTCATCTGGCAAGTGGGAGAAGCAGAAGGCGAGAGCATAATGAATCAAGATGTTACTTGGCACAATGGCAAAGCCTATGCTTGGTGCCCTGATTGTGGAAAGTTAGTTTGTTTGAATAAAACACTATTTGGCAGTTGGCATATTTGTGCCGGGGAGGATGAATAATGGGCTTTGTAGAAGTAAACATAAACGGGCAATGGATGAACCTCATGCATATGACACTTAGGTGCCAATTATGCAATGAGGAGATCATACTGGCTCACGTCGCAAAGATTGAAAACGCTGATGCACCAATCAATGCAACTTGGACTTGCAAGAGATGTCACTCAGTCAATGGCTAAATTAGGAGCAATTTTGTGGTTATCAGTTATTTTGGGTTCTTTATATTTAGGTTGGTATCTTGGTGGAGTTACCTTTAATGGCTAATCATCGAAAGACAAGAGGCTACAGAACCCAAAAGGTTATAGCCGATTATCTAAAGCAGTTCTGGGCTTATGCAGACACCGCCGGAACTGGGAGGCAAGGTGAGGACATTCTCAACATCCCAACTCTCAGCATCGAGGTTAAAGCGCGTTCAGACTTTCAACCCTTAGCCTGGATCAAACAAGCTGAGGCTAACCGTAACGGCAAACTGCCAATGGTTATTATGCGATGCAATGGTCAGGGCGAGGATGCTGGAGAATACTTAGCCTTTGTTAAGGTTAAGGACATTATGCCGATATTGGCTGATTTAGTGCCAACAAGTGAAATAACCAGATGTACAAGCTGTGGAGCCTGGACATTTGAGGAAAGGGAAAGGTGTTTATCATGCCAACATACGAATACAAATGCGTCAAATGCCAAATAAGCATGGAGTTGGAAAAGTCTATCCATGAGGAGGCAGATCCAATATGCTGCGGTGAGTCTATGCGTCGGGTTTATGGGACGTTTGGCATAACTTTCAAAGGGACAGGATGGGGTCATCAATGAGAATCCTTCTAGCGTGTGAGGAAAGCCAAGCAGTTACCAAAGAGTTTAGAGCGCTTGGTCATGAGGCTTATTCATGCGATATCTTGCCAACATCTGGAGATAACCCAGAGTGGCATATCCAGGATGATGTCTTAGCACACTTGACTGACGATTGGGACATGGTTATCGGTTTCCCGCCTTGTACTTATATGACTAATGGTGGAGCTGTAAGGATGTATCCTAAAAGCGGACAGATTGACCCGATTAGGTATGAAAAGGCAATGGAGGCTAAAGAGTTCTTTATGGCTATTTATAACGCTCCAGTCAAATACGTTGCAGTTGAAAACCCAATGCCAATGAGAGTTATAGGATTACCAGAAAAGACTCAGGTTATACAACCTTATGAGTATGGAGATCCTTATTCAAAGAAAACTTACTTATGGCTAAAGAATCTGCCTAAGCTGGTGCCTACAAATATCCTTACTGAGTACCAACCGTTTATTAATGGTGGAGGATTGAGATTGGGCAAAGAAAACTACCGAAATAGGAAGTTTGCCAATAACTCATTAGAGCGATCAAAGACCTTCCCAGGTATAGCGAAAGCGATGGCTACTCAATGGGGCTAAAACGAAACGCCGTCCTGACCTGCGGTTTTACCGATTCGCTTGACACATGCGGTACGCTTTGTGAGCAGAGCCCATCAGGGGCTCAGAGCGACCCGCTGAGGCGGGTAGGTCGCTCGGTGCTACTTGCTATTGGGATATCTCTGTTTACACCGGCTTATGCCGGTTCACCTGATGGTGCAAGACCATCTATACAAATGAGCATTAGAGAATATGCAGCTGTATTAGTAGATGATAAAAGCCAAATGAAATGCTTAGGCTTACTCTATGGAAAAGAATCAGCATGGAATTACAAGGCGCGTTCAGGTAGTCATTATGGAATACCACAAGGCAGATCTATCTATCTAAAGACAGCAACACCAGAGCAACAGATTCAATGGGGATTGAAGTACATCGATAACAGATATGGTTCACCTTGTGCAGCTTGGTCATTCTTTCAAAGGCACAACTACCATTAAGAAGTCAGCACTTAGAGATGATGGTTCAACTGCGTTATGGCGTAGGATACGAACCAGAGTATTAACAAGAGATCAACATACTTGTCAGCGTTGTGGGTTAGAGGCTACGCATGTAGATCACATCATACCTAGACGCTTAGGAGGAGATGACTCAATGGATAACCTTCAAGCGTTGTGCAAGCAATGTAATTTAAGTAAGGGGGGTGGCTTTTTTGAGAGCGATAGGACACCCATGACCCCCCTTGGATCTTTTGCCCCCAAAAACGGCTCAATAAGCCACTATCAGGAGAGTACCGACTAGATATGACTCAAAACCCTCAAAACGGCTTAGAACAGCCTCCTACGGCTTACCTAGGGGCGACAGAACCGCGCATACGGTCAAAACCGGTTGATTTACCCTCCCGCGGGCAAGAAATGATTGATTTTGTGGAGACTTTGGTCGATCCAGCAACCGGAGAGAACTTTAAACTGCTTCCTTGGCAACGTTTACTGGCTATTGAGATGCACCGAGTAAAACCAGATGGGCGCTGGTACCACTCTGAGATAGGGTGCATTGTTGCTAGGCAGAATGGCAAAAGTACATTTATGCAGCTCAGAATCCTGGCAGGAATGTATTTATGGGGTGAGCGTTTGCAAGTTCACACAGCCCACAAACTCACAACTTCATCTGAAATCTTTTGGAAAATCGATGAGATCATCCAAGCCAATGAACAACTTGTGACTCGGTTTGTTAAGAAGTACGAAACCAAGGGTTCTCAAGAGATTAAACTTAATGATGGCACCCGTTACCTAGTCCGAGCCAATAACTCAGCTGCTCGTGGTATCGCAGCACCTGACACAATCCACCTTGACGAAGTACGCGAGTATAAGGATGACGAAGTTTGGGCATCTTTGCGCTTTACGCAGATGGCAAGCAAAAATCCAATGGCGATTATGTATAGCAACGCCGGAGACCAACATTCCGTAATCCTCAACCGTATGCGCGAGCGCGGGCTTGCAGCTGCAGCGGGTTCAGATGATCCGATTGGTTGGTTTGAATGGAGCGCTGAACCTGGTTGCGCTCTGGATGATCCTAAAGCCTGGCAACAGGCAAACCCAAGCCTTGGATATACCATCCATGCCGACAATCTCAAATCTGCAATGTCAGATGATGAGTCTATTATTCGCACAGAGTTATTGTGCCAATGGGTGAGCCAGATCAACCCAGCCATCAATCCGTCAAGTTGGACAGAGTGCGCGTCTGAGGGTACGCTCGCTCTGGATCGGGAGCAACCAACTTGGATGGCTATTGATCTATCACCAGATCGAAAAGCAGCCGCGTTAGTGGCAGCGCAGCGACTTGATGGGGACAAGTTCTGCGTTGTGTTGCTGGAGACTTATACGAATCCAGTAAACATCGACGATAAAGACCTGGCAAACAGCATCGCAGTATGGGCGCGTAAGTACTCAGTCGAAACTGTTGCCTATTCTCGTCAAACCGCTGGCGCGGTTGCTTCTCGGTTGATTCCGGCGGGTATTCCGACTACGCCGATCGATGGCGCGGTTTATGGGCAAGCCTGTGACGAAATGTTGTCGGCAATTACCTCCCAGCGCCTAGTTCATGGCAATCAGGTCGAGTTAAATAAGCAAGTCTTATCTGCGGTTAAATTGCCATTTAAAGATGGCGGTTGGTACCTTGGACGAAAAGCCAGCGCAGCTACAATCTGCGCAACTGTTGGCATGGCGATGGTCAGTCATTTTGCGACACGACCAGACACAGAAGTGGATATCGTGTTGGGTTGATTATGCTATAATTTTATGCTAATGGCACTCAGAGATTTTTTCGCAAAGGCTCCTGAACCCGTTGGACTAACGGTCGATGCAGCTGCGACTCCTGCACCTTTTAATAACTCAATCCAAAGTTTATTTCTACCTTTGGCAACTGCCAGCCGTCAGCAAGCGATGGCAGTCCCAACAATTGCAAGAGCGCGTAACATCATCTGCTCAACTGTTGCATCTTTGCCATTAGAGCAAAGAATTAAATCTTCCGGGGTACGAGTTGAACCCAACCGCGTAATTAACCAACCAGATTCACGCGTTCCCGGATCATCTATCTACTCATACATCGCTGAGGATTTACTATTTCACGGCGTGGCGTATGGACAAGTAATGTCAATGTATGCAGATGGACGCGTTCAAGAATGGACACGCGTTTCACCTGATCGAGTTACATATACAACAAATGCAAACAATACCGAGATCATCGGTTACTCAGTAGACGGAACAGCGGTTCCATCCGCAGGCATCCGTTCGCTTGTTGTGTTTAATGGTTTGGATGAAGGATTCCTATCTCGCGCAGGGCGTACAATTCGCGCAGCTGTTGCATTAGAAAACGCATCAGAGGCTTTTGCAAAAGAGCCTGTACCAATGATGGTATTAAAGTCAAACGGAACAAATCTTACTAGCGAGCGTATTGGCAAACTGCTTGAAGCCTGGCGCGTTGCCCGTAGCACACGATCAACCGCATTTTTAAATGCTGATGTTGAGTTACAGGCAATGGGAATTGATCCTAACAAACTCCAGCTCAATGAAGCGCGTCAGTACGTTGCTTTAGAATTATGCAGGTCCGCAGGCTTACCGGCATATTTTGCATCTGCTGAAACTACATCGATGACTTATTCAAACGCGATCTCAGAGCGCCGTTCACTTGTTGATTTCTCACTACGCCCAATCCTAACTGCGATTGAACAACGTTTATCAATGCCTGACTTTGTAGGTCAAGGTAACGAAGTGCGTTATGCACTAGATGATTTCCTACGCGGTAATCCTTTGGAACGTGCGCAGGTTTACGAGATCCTAAATAGAATTGGCGCGATGAGCGTTGATGAAATCAGACAGCAGGAGGACTTGCTAGCATGAAAATAACAATGCCAGTAACACTTACAGCAAGCGATGCAGAATCACGCATCATTGCCGGACGTATCGTTCAATGGGATTCAGTTGGCAACACCTCAGCGGGTCAAACTGTTTTCTTGCCTAACTCAATTACTTTTAGCAAAAACACCAAGTTGGTTTTAGAGCATGAAATGACAAAGCCAATCGGTAAGTTGATGGAGTGGTCACAGGATGAAACAGGTATTACTGCATCATTCAAGATTGCAAAAACAACTGCTGGTAATGATGCTTTGGAAGAGGCAGCAACTGGATTACGCAGCGATTTTAGCGTCGGCGTAAAAGTAGATGCATGGGATAACAAGGATGGCGTTATGGCTATCAGCGCATCGAAGTTAATCGAAGTTTCACTCGTCACCGAAGGAGCAATACCTGGTGCTGAGGTGGAAAAGGTAGCAGCAGCCGAAACACAAGGTACAGCTGCAACCGAATCAAACCCGGAGACTCAAATCGAGGATCCTAAGACCGAAGGAGATGACCTAGTGTCAGAAACCGTTTCAGAGGCAGTTACAACCGAGACGGTTGAAGCTGCAAAGTCAGAAGTAACAGCTGCGACAACACGTCCAGTCTTTTACACAAATCCACGCGTCAATCTTGACGTAACAGCAGGTCAGTACGCAATGGCACAGATCCAGGCATCACGCGGAGACGCAGATGCTCGCGATCTAGTTGCAGCACTACAGGTTGCAACAGTTGCAGAAAACACAGGTATGGTTCCACCTAACTACCTACGCGATGTTATCGGCATCATTGATAACTCACGTCCATTCATTGATTCAATCGAGCGCGCAGCACTACCTGCAGCCGGTATGAAGGTATTTACACCAAAGTTGGGAACAAAGGCTACAGTTGCACTAACAGCTGAAGGCGCAGAGTTTTCATCAACAGACACAACAGTAACCTTCCAAGAGGATAACGTTGTCAAGTTCGCAGGAGCAGGCATCATCGATGTTGAACTCCTAGACCGTTCAGACCCTGGCTTCCTAGATCTATATCTACGTGAGTTGGCTGAGTCATACGCAATTAAGACAGATGCATACGCAGCACAGATCGCAGCAGAAGCAGCAGCAGGATCATCAGGATCAACAATTTACAAGGCTATTGCTGACGGAATTGCAGACGCTTATGGCGTAATGCGTTCAACACCAAACCGTCTACTCGTTGCAAACACAGGCGGAGCAAATGATATCGACTTCGCTGGTCTACTCGGTGCAGTTGATGGCTCAGGTCGTCCATTGTTTGCAGCAGCAGCTCCATCAAACGCTAACGGTTTGATTTCACAAGGCTCAACAGCAGGAACAGTCGCAGGACTTGGTCTTGTTGTAGATGCTAACTACACAGGTGACAATGCAGGCACAAAGCATGCTCTGGTTTACCCATCAAACGCAATGCGCTTCCATGAGAGCAACAAGATCGAACTACGCGCTAACGTCGTAGCAAACGGTCAGGTTGAAATCGGTCTATACGGATATGTTTGCGTAGTAAACCGTTACCCAGCAGCGTTCCGTAAGTTGAGCGTAGCGTAATCAATTAATCATGGGGGGGCGGTTGCTCCCGATCGCTCCCCCAGTCGTTTAGAGAGGACGAAATGCCAAGTATTATCACAGCGTCAGAACTGAGAAGTGTGCTTGGTGTTTCGTCTGCTCTTTACTCTGACGCTTACCTCGATGACATCATCGACACATCTGAGGCAGTTATCTTGCCTTTACTTACTACATTTGCTTCACCAGTAGCCAAGGTTTCGCTGACAGAAAATGTCGCAACCTTCACGACAGTAGGTATCCATGAGTTTACCGAAGGACAATCAGTCGTCATCGCAGGATGCGGATCTCCCTTTAACGGCACACGAACAGTTAATGCTGATCCAGATGCGTACACATTTACAGCAAACATCACTAACGCAGACGTCATTGAGCGAAATGTCATACCTAGCGGATCCGCAACTCTTACAGGGGCTGCAACGTATGTGGGAGTGGCAGCGGTCGAATCGGCAATTATTGTGGTTTCCGTAGAAGTATTCCAATCTCGTACTGCACCAGGCGGACAGATTGAAGGGCTCGATTTTGCACCGTCGCCATACAGGATGGGGCGTTCATTATTTAATCGCATCGTTGGCCTCCTAGGGCCTTACATCGATGTTGAAACAATGGCTCAATAATGCCAAGCACAATTCTTTCAGCGGTTCGCACTCCTCTTGCCACAGCTTTATCTGGTGTTGCTGCAAACGTATTCTCATACGTTCCAGAGCAAATCCCAAGTCCTGCTGTAGTTGTCGTTCCGGACTCTCCCTATATGGAGTTTGACACTATTGGCAAGAGCACCTTTCGATGCAAACTAAACTATACGATCACTTGCGCAGTCGCCTATAACAGCAACCCTGCAAGCCTTGATAATATAGAGCAATTAATAACAAGCGTTGTGGCGGTTATACCGGCTGGATATGATGTCCAAGTGGTTGATCGACCAACAGTTACACAAGTAGGCGCTAGTAACTTGCTAGTCGCGGACATACGCGTATCCACCTGGTATACGCAGACGGCATAAGGAGAAAACCCAATGGCAACAACAGTTATCACGGGTCGCGACCTAATCTTGACCATCGCAACAGTAAATTACGATGCTCAAACAACTAGCGTCACACTCGTAAACAGCCCAACGATCGATGTCTATCAGACACTCGATGGCAAGGCTTACAAGCACACAGACGACCAATGGACTTTGAACGTGGAGTTGTTGGCAGACTGGGGCGCAGCATCATCACTATTTGAAGCGATGTGGACTGCAGCTGACACAGCACCAAACACAACTCTTGCAGTATCTCTAACAGCTGCTACAGGCGCTGTATTTACTTGCAACGTTTTACCTGTATTCCCAACAATCGGTGGAGCTGCCCCAGGCGCTCAAACTGACACTTGGGCGCTTACAGTAGTTGGCACACCTGCCGATACATTCTCAGCCTAACATCTAACAAACGGGAGCAAAGATGAAACTACCAATCACAATTACATATAATGCTGGCGACTCAGCAACTTATGTTGCTCAGCCACCGGAGTGGGCAAAGTGGGAAAAGGCAACAGGTCACACCATCTCTCAGGCTAACGACAAGATCGGAATCTGGGACTTGATGTTTTTGGCATACAACGCTTACAAGCGCGAAAATGCTGGAAAGCCTATTAAGTCTTACGAAGTTTGGTCTGAGACCGTTGCAGATGTAACAGTCGGAGACGATAGCCCAAAAGCCACCAACCAGGAAGCATAAGGCGGATCCTCGTCAATCTAGCAATAGAGACGGGGATACCGATGCAATACTGGGAGGATGCAGACGACATATTAACGGCGATAGATATTTTGAAGGAGCGATCGGATGGCAGATGAAGTCAAGATCGCTTATGACAAAACAGATCTACGCGGTATTACCA